CAGGGGTTTACGAAACCCTAGTAGACGAATACGTACAAGACGCTTTAGTACATTGGGCGTTTTTTGAGTGTATACCGTTCTTACGATTTAAAGTAATGAACAATAACATAGTACAAAAGACAGCAGAAAACAGCACACCTTTAAGCAGACAAGAAGCAAACGATCTTAGAGAAGAAGTTAGAAATACTGCGGAGTTCTATACAGAACGTCTAATAGACTATCTAAGACATAACAATAGTAGTTACCCTGAATTAAATACAAACACTAACGAAGACATATCACCTTCTAAGAATGCGTTTTATTCAGGTATGAATTTAGAAAAGGTTAGAGACAGACAAGGTGGTATTACATTAAGTGACTTTTTAACACCTGATCTAAATGAGTAGAAAATATTACAAACCTAAACCAAAAAACGAGAAAGCACTAAAAAGCTATTTAAAAAATGAACGAGATAAAAGACACAGCACAGGTAGGACTAGCAAACGTTAGTGCAATAGGATTAAGTATGGCGCAAGTTAATGAGATACTTACGTTTGTATCTTTAGTTCTAGCAATATTATTTACAATTTATAAATTCACAAAATTCAATGCCAGGTAAACACAAAAAGAAAAAGAAGAAGAAAAAAGGTATGTATTAATGACATACAAGTATTTTAACTTACAAGAGTTCGCAAGTCCTGACGAACCTGATAGTGGTTTGCAAATGAATAGAGAATTTGTAGCACTATTAGACAAAGCACGAGATATAGTAGATGGTCAAATGATATTTAAAATAACATCAGGATATAGAACCGAACACTATAACGACAATGTTATAAAAGCACGTGTAGGTAGTTCGCATAAAAAAGGACTAGCAGCAGATATAGCATATAACGGAAGTAGAGAACGATACCTATTACTTAGTTCATTAATGTCCGTAGGTATAAATAGAATAGGTATTGGTAAAACATTTATACATAGTGACGTAGATACTATTAAAGATCAGAACGTTATTTGGACATACGATTATTAACCTTAAATTTTATATTATGAAACAGTATTTAATTATGACAATATTAAAGTCAAAAAAAGTATGGTATACTATCGCAGCAATCGTAGTACCTATAGTAGCAGAAGCACTAGGTACTGACGAACAAAGCGTATCTAATATCTTTTGGGCGTTAGTTGCACTAACAGGTGCGCAAGGCGTAGCAGACTTTGGTAAAGATGCAGTCAAATAGATTTAGACTAAAACCACACGAAATAGAAGTATTAATGCGTATGCGTTCTGAACAAACTAGAAACGTATTAGTCATTGGTGATTTACACGAACCTTTTGGTTTAGACGCATACCTTGACTTCTGTATTGAACAATATAAAAAGTGGGAATGCACACAAACAATATTAATAGGCGATATAATAGATAATCATTATTCTAGCTACCATGAGACTAGCGCAGACGGTTTAGGTGGCTTAGACGAGCTAGAATTAGCTATACAGCGCATACAAAGGTGGTACAATGCATTTAACGAAAAAGGCACTAAAGTTATTATAGGTAACCACGATAGAATGGTTATGCGTAAAGCACAAACTAGTGCAATACCTTCTAAATGGATTAGAAGCTACAAAGAAGTCTTAGAAGTACCTAACTGGGATTTTGTAGAACGATACGAACAAGACAACGTACAATATATACATGGTGAAGGTGGTACAGCTCGTACAAAATGTCGTGCAGATATGATGAACACAGTACAAGGACATTTACATACACAAGCATACACAGAACACTACGTAGGTAAAAATTTTAGAGTATATGGCACACAAGTAGGTTCTGGTATAGATCACGATTCTTACGCTATGGCTTACGCTAAGTATGGTAAAAAACCTGCAATAGGGTGTGCAGTAATTCTTAACAACGGCAAAACACCTCTCAATCTCTTAATGGAGTTATAAACAAACTATCTGTTAATAACTTTTACACAAAACAATTTGATAACTAATTTATATTGTTGTATATTAGCACCATACTAATCAATAATAATTATAAAATGTATTTACAAAAACTTTATGAAGAAGCACTATCAAAATGGTACAATGGCTACAGTCAGTCTAGGTTAGTAGACTTTGTATTTGAAAATGCTAATAACGACAAACAAGCTGAAATTATACTAACAAAAATATTTAAAGAAGGTTAATCACCTTCTTTTTTTATACTTAAATAATAACTATGGAAACTTATATACCAAAAAACATTATAAATACTCCCTTACAGATTACACAAGATGACCTTGTGCAAGAATTACAAGAGTACAAAAGAGATAATGCAAGACTAAGGCAAAACAATCAAACTTATAAATTGCAATATATAGAATTAAGAGAAAAATTAAAACAATTATTAGAATCAACAAAAATATAAATATGGAAACTTTACACAATATATATCACAAGTCTACTAACAATTTAGTAGCAGCAAACTTAACTACAAAAGAACTTAATAGATTCTTTAGAACAAACTACAAACATACATACGACAAACCTGTATATCGTATAGAAACTTTTTACAAAAATAAATTTCACAGATTTATGCATAAATACGATCACAAGTTTGTTATGTTTACGCTTATGTTTTTATTAGGATATTTAGTAACTAAATTAATACAAGAGCTATGGATGATATAACAATAATAGCTGAAGACTACCTACTAAAACAAGGCGTACAAGTAGGTGTACAAAGACAAGACGTAGCTACTAACGAATACTACAACGATATTGGTTTTGCAAACTATGTAAGACTTATAGGTACAGAAAAACAAATAGAGGAATACAGGGCAACCCAAGACTGGGAGATGCGAGGTGTATACGAATATGATCTACAAAATAGTGAAAAGCGTGACTTCTATTTAGATATGCACAAAAACAATAACGATAAAGCGTTAGCAATTATTATAAGGTAACCCTACACCTTTAACGTAGGCAATTTTTAAATTTAATTATGAAAACAGCAAATATTAAAAGCGTACAACCTTCAGGTAATTTTAAAGAATTATTTATGTTTGAGGTTGAACTAGACAATGGTGACACAGGTAACATATACAAAAAGTCACAAAATCACGGCTTAGAATTAGGTCAATCAGTTACTTATACGATTAACGATAAAGGAACTATTAAGATACAAAGAGATATACCAAGTCAATATACACAAAACACATCTACTGACGACAGACAAGAACTTATAGTAAAACAATCTTGTCTTAAAGCAGCAGTAGAATATGATAAAACGTGTACAACAGAAGACGTATTAAAAAATGCACAAATATTTTACGACTGGGTTTTTGGTAAATCAAACACAAAACTACCTTTCTAGTTATGAATTTAGACGACAGATTAATGCAACGTATTTGTAATATAACAGCTCAAGCGTGCAATACAGATTTAAAAAAACTTACTTCTAATTCACGTAAACAACCTTATATTGTTATGCGTATGGCTATTGCTAATATTGCATTAATAGAAGAAGAAATTAATTATAAAACAATAGCTAAACATTTAAACAGAGATCGTACTAATATATTTCATTATAAAAAAATGCACCACCAGTATTACTACACGTGGCGTTTATATAGAGACACTTTTAATAAAATTTTAACAGAGTATAGAGACGTTGCCGAATATGGTATGTCGCTTTCAGAGTTTCAACTTAAATTAAAAATGTCAGATATTAAAAAAGTAGATAATGAAGAAATAGAATTAAATGTAGAAACTAAACGTTTTGAGCATAGTTTACAAACTGATCTTAATAACTTAATTGACACGATTAAAGAACTAAAGAAAATTTTAATTAATTATGAACATAATATTAATATTTTTGTATGAAACATTTACTAAGCAGTTCAGCGTTTCTTATAGTAAACAAAAAACTTGCGTTCATTTTAGGTTTAAAGACCACAGTTTACTTAGCTGACTTGATTAGTAAAGAAGAGTATTTTAAGACCAACGGTTTGTTAGTAGATCGTTGGTTTTTTAATACTGCAAAGAACATACAAGAAGACACTACACTATCACCACACGAACAAAGAAACGCAGTTAAATTACTCAAAGAACATAATATAGTAGAAACCAAAATAGAAGGTATACCTGCTAAAACACACTTTAGAATAAATGACAATGCGTTACTTAAATTACTTAGTTATCAAAAAATTAAACAACTAGATGTTAAAAATTTTAACAACTTGGAGTTAAAAAAATCAATAACTATTAATAAGAATAAAGAAATAAGAATAAATAATAATATTAATATATTTAAAGACGAAGTTTTTTCTTACGATTATAATAATGATATGTTACAAGAATTTTTTGATTATTGGACAGAACCTAGTAAGACTGGTAAGTTGCGCTACGAGATGCAAAAAACGTGGTGTACTAACAGACGATTAAAGACTTGGTCTAAGCGTAGCAAAGACTACAATAAAAGCACTTCTAAAATAGACATACAATTAAACGAATACGAAAAGGGTAAGCAATACTTATGAAAGAAAAATTATACGATATTATCTCACGAACTGCAATAGAGCTAGGACATAAGACAGACGGCAAAACACTTGCAGTATTATCAAAAACATTTGCTTATGATTTAGAGACAGATAAAAGATTTAGACGATTAACAATAGATGACATAGACACAGCATTTAGGTTAGGTGTTAGACTAGACGAAAAAGATAGTTTTTTAAATATTAGAACTTTCTATAGGTGGTGTCTCACACATAAAAAAAGACTTCAAGAAGCATACTACGAAGTACACACACTTGGTGCAGATCCTAAAAAAGTACCTTACTACAAACAAAACTTATTACAATAAAAAAAATATACTATTTTACGTATGAGTTTTAAAAATATATATAATGTAAAATCAATATCAAAACATTTAACAAAAGAATGGATTTTAAAAAAACACTATCTAAAACGCAAAGTTTCATTTACATATTCTTTTGGATTATATAAAAACAATACATTATCAGGTATTTTAACTTATGGGAATGCAATACCTATCACTATGAAAAAATCTTTATTTGGTGAAAAGTATATGGATTTAGTTTATGAATTAAATAGATTGTGTACAAATGATGACATTGACAAAAACGCAAATTCTTTTTTTATATCACAATCTTTTAAACTATTACCAAAACCTTTGATAATTGTAAGTTACGCAGACAAATCAGTAGGTCATAATGGTTATGTATATCAAGCGTCAAACTTTATGTTTACAGGCGAAAGTCACACACAATTAGATTGGCGCTTAAAGGGCAAAGAACACATACATAATAGGACATTAATGGACGAGTTCGCTTTTCAAAAAGACCGAATACAAAAATATGGTGATTTATTATACCAAGTAAAAAGAAAACCAAAATATCGTTATGTTTATTTAATTGCAAATAAAAAACATAAAAGAGAAATAATGAAAAACAAACTTTTTGTTTTAAAAAAATATCCAAAAGGAAACAATAAAAAATATGATGCAAGTTATAACCCCTTGATACAAACTGAATTATTTTGATTTATAAATGAAAACAATAAGTAAACTTAAAAAAGAGTTAGATAAATGGTTTTCTTTATATATAAGATTACGTAAAGCTACCGATACAGGACTAGCGCAATG